GGTAATTATCTCACTGATGTGTATAATAGCGTATGTAATATGTTCTATGCTATTGCCACATTTAGTGTCTGCCATTCACTACACTATGCAGAGCGACCCCCGGTAGGTTTGTTTGATGATGTTGTAGCGTTACTCACTTATGGTGATGATATCGCAGCAGGAGTTTCAGATCAAGCACCATATTTTAATAGAACGAGTTTTTGTGAGATTATGGATTACGTTGGGATGACTTTCAAACCTGGTGATAAAAGTGATGTAGTAGAGGACTACTGTACGATTGAAGAGTTGACTTTCTTGAAAAGTCATTTTGTTAGATTTGAGGACTTGGTTTTGTGCCCACTACCTGATGAGGTTTTATATAAAGAGTTGAATTGGAAAAAAAAGTGTGTATTGGAAACTCCCCGAGAACAGAGGGACATTATGAATGATGTGTTGTGCAAAGCAGCCCATAAAGGCGAAGCTTTCTTTTTGAGAATAAAAGAACAAATCTTTAGATTACTGAAAGAGAGAGAGATATTGTTGACACTGGTAGATGAGGATTATCAATGGTATATGAATGAGTTGAGATTGAAGCAATTGTTTATTGAAGATGATGATATTGAATTACAGTCAGCGGAACCGGAACCTCCTACATTTTGGGAGAAGATGACGAAGGGATTTCGAAGTTTGGTTAATACAGTAGTTACGGGAACGAAAGAGTTTTGCGGACAGGTAGTGAATACTTTGAATAGAGTGTCTGATTATCTCTGGGGAAAAGTGGTAGATGCTGGATTTGGCCCAGTATTGAAAGATGGGCCTTTTGCTAGTTTGAAAGAACCTTTAGAAGCCCTCTCTCCGTATGCATGGTATTATGTGCGAATGTTAGGAGAGGGTTGTAGATTTATTGTGATGTTGGTGCTGTCATTTCCTTTTGGGTTGTATACAGCGCATCTGATTGAGGAGGTGCTGTATCCAGATACCTTTGGGAAGGTAGTAATGGGTCTAACAGAGTTTGTATTTTATATACAGTTTGTGCCGGTGTGGTTGAGGATTCCGGCATTGTTGATGCATTTGTATAATGCATATGAACCTTATATGTGGAAGCGCATTTGGGTTCATTTTATTTTTAATAGTTGTGCAATCATTTTTGCACACGTGTGTGGGGG